TAGAATTTTAGGTATGGGAAATCGGGATCACCTAGTTCTATTTTTTTTAGTAGATCGGTATCTATTATAGGTTCTGGAATAGGGTTATCGGTTGTAGATTTTCTATTTTTGTTAGATACTTTTAGAGTCATTAGATATCCTTAGTATATTATTTTTAATAACGGTGAATATTTTTGATAATAGTACAACTACGGTCATTATGATAAACTGTGATGATAGTAGAGCTAACCAGTATAGTATAGATTCTTGGTAGTTATTTGTTATATATACGGCTACTATTATGGTTAGTAGGGTAGTTATTACGAAGTGAATATGTTTCATTATTAGTCTTTAAGGAATTGGAGGACATGAGCGCCGGTATTAGTTAGTCTAATCACTGAGTTATCTTCGAAAACGAAGTCTTCGTTAGGTAGAGAAGATATGGGAGTACCATTATTTTCTATGATTAGGGATAGAGTTTCTCCGTATGAGAAGGTGTTATTTAGTTTAGATTTGATATTATCAGCTATAGTCATTATATTGCCTCATTTATTAGTGAAGGGAATACTTCTTTTAGTAGTTTTTCTGTTAGGTAAGGAATTTTGAGATCTTTATTTAGCATTCTTACATACATATCTGCTTCTCTTGGTTCGAAAGATTCTAGCATTTGAAGTAGAAGTAATTTTCTTTTACTTTCTGATAGTAGGTCTGCTGTTGGATCACCTTTAGTGAATAGATAAGTTTTTCTTAGTTCGGATTCTAATCCAGCTATTCTTAGACCAGGGAATGTATCTGGTTGTTTGTAGTTATCTGGAAATTCAGATATATAAAATTGAATAGTTGGATCAAATGCAAATTTTAAAAATTGTTTAAAGTGGGGTGAGCCATTCTTTATTAGTATCTCTTTCCTTCCTTCTCTTGTTGTTTGTTTCTCAAATTCATCTAATATCTCATACACATTCTTTATCATTCATTATCCTCTCTATATCTATTATAGTGATCGTTTCATATTTCATTAATTCTTCAGCCATTATTTCCACTTTAGACCAATTAGCTTTAAGAATCTTTTCTGCTATTTTATAGTTCTTTTTAACAAGAGCTTCTATTTCTTTTTCGACTCTGCTATTTATTTGATCTGTTATCATAGTTGATTGTGGTCCATTAAAACCATTACCATCATCTATAAATTTAATAGGAATAAGTTTCTTTGACATACCCCATTCAGATATCATTTTGAAAGCTATATATGTAGCACGTTCGATATCGTTTGATGCTCCTGTAGTGATTGAATCATGTCCTTTATATAGTTCTTCAGCTATTCTACCACCATATAATGTAGAGATTTCACCTTCTAATTTTCTTTTAGAAATTGATACAGAATCATCTTCTGGAAGAAACATTGTTATACCAAGAGCACGACCACGAGGAACGATACTTACTTTATATATTGGATCATGTTCTGGCATATAATATCCAACTACAGCATGACCAGCTTCATGATATGCAGTCATACGTTTTTCATCTTCTGACATTACATAGGTTTTCTTTTCAACACCCATTAATATTTTATCTTTTGCTCTTTCAAGAGATTCCATATCAACAGCATCTAAATCATCTCTTGATGCCATAATAATTGCTTCATTAATTAGATTAGCAAGTTCTGCACCTGAGAATCCAACAGTACCTCTAGCAATATTTAGAAGATCTACATTATCCTTAAGAGGAACTTCTTTAGAATGAACTTTTAGTATCTGTAATCTCCCATTAATATCTGGAAGGGACATAGATACTTGACGATCAAATCTACCAGGTCTTAGTAGAGCAGAATCAAGAATTTCTGGTCTATTAGTAGCAGCTATAATAATAATGCCTGAAGCTTTTTCAAATCCATCCATTTCAACTAGAAGAGCATTAAGAGTTTGATCTCTTTCTTCGTTACCCCCAAATGAATTATTTCTTGCTTTACCTATAGCATCGATTTCATCAATAAAAATAATACATGGAGAATTCTTTTTTGCTTGTTCAAACATATCTCTTACGCGAGAGGCTCCTACACCAACAAACATTTCAACGAAGTCTGAACCTGATATAGAATAAAAAGGCACTCCTGCTTCGTATGAGATAGCTTTAGCAAGCATTGTTTTACCAGTCCCAGGTTCTCCTGTTAGAAGGACTCCTTTAGGAATTTTACCACCTAATCTACTAAATTTATCAGGATTTTTTAGGAAGTCTACAATCTCTTGAACTTCTTGTTTTGCTTCATCACATCCAGCAACATCATCGAATGATATATTAGCACTTTCATCTTTCAACAATAGTTTAGCATTACTTTTACCAAAAGTACCTAATCTTCCACCATTTTGTTTTCTGAACATATACAACCAAACTCCTACTAAGATGAAGATTGGAATACATGAAATCAAAATCTCCATGAAAAGATTTCTTTCTCTTGGTGGTACTACTTGAATATCTACTTTGTGATTAATAAGGTCATTAATAAGTTGTGGGTCATTGGGAGAATACACAAGGAATTCTTCACCATTTTTTGTTATACCTATAATCTTATTATTTTCTAATCTTGCTTTATACAAGCCATCGTTTTTTACAAGATTAACAAACCTAGAATAAGACATATTATATTCTTTTTCCATCACTGGGCCAGAAGCTTTCATTAGATTATAAAATGTCAAAGAAGCTAGGAGCAATATTGCAATTGTTATTATATTTTTTTTCATAATTGATCTCTCAGAATTCGTCAATCACATCCATCAAATTGACTAGGTTTTTATCTATAAAGTATTTATACAGATTGGTTTTATTACCAACAATACAGTTTTTATATGCGTTTATAATACTATCTTTAATAGAATTAGGAATTTCTTCAAAATCAATTAAAAGTTTATTTCTATTATAACGAGCTAACATATCTTCTGTGCAAAATTCTTCAGGATTTTTATCAATCCATAGTTCGATCTTTTTAGAAGATATAGCGTTTTGTCTTTTTCCAATTATAAAGCAATCATCTTGTGATAGGATATTTGATAGTCCATCACCAGAATCACCACGAATAATTTTTTCTTTAAGTTCTTTAAGAACATCAGGAGATTTGATATATGTTCCATTCATTGGATTATATTGTTTTACATTATCATATCTTTGAAGTTGTTTAAAATCCCCATCTGAAGAACAGATAATAATCTTTTCATCAGGATCTTTATTCATGGTTAGGATAGCAATAACATCATCTGCTTCTGCTCCATCAACATCAATAACTTTGTATGGGAAATGTATTTTTAAATCTTCTCTTAGTTCATTTAAGATTTTAAAGATCTTATTCCAATCGAGATCTGACTTCTCACGATTCTTTTTCCTCATTGCTTTATAATGAGGATACACTTCTTTTCTCCAATACTTTTTATTGTCACAACATATTACAACTTCTCCGTATTGGTGTTTAAATTGATTAATAGTTGTTCTTAGTGTATTAATAACAACATGGCGAATTAAATCTTCATCTGGATTTTTTATTTTATTAGCAGAAACAAAGGAAGTGAATCCTGAAATTACTACTTGATTAAAGTCTATTAGTATCAAAATATAGTCCTCTAAAAATTATTTAACATATAAAAGTGTTCTTTTAACATAGGATACTCTACTTGAATAGACATTCCTAAATTATTATCTTTTATATACTTAGCCAAAGGATAATCATTACCACCATCTATTATAGAATTTGCTATGAATACCATTTTTGGATCTTTATATCTAAGACAAAGATCCCTTGCTACTAGAGATTTATTAATTCCTTTTTTAGTAATATCAATAGAAGTTTCTCCACCGATAAGAAAATCATAATATATAAATCTTTTTTTCAGTCTTTCTATGATAAGGGTTCTTTCTTTATTGATTTTATCATATTTTGAATATTCTTCTCTTTGTTCATTATTAGCATTTCTACCAACAATAGAAAAATTAATCATACCTTTTCTTTTACAAATATGATTACCTACCTTTTCAGGATAGAAGGAAAGATTCAATTCAACATTAAGAGAATCTATAAGTTTATTATCTCTTATTTCTGAATCAATATCGAATGAAATACCTTCTGCTCCTGAACAAGTATACAATGTAACTAATTGAAGTATACTTGATGGAATTTGTTCCATTATAAGGTCTTTAGTAGATCCTGTCACTAATACAACTTGATTCAATAAACAGAATTTTCTAAAAGTTTCGATGAAATCTTTTTCCATATGCTGTCTAGCTGTACAAATTGTACCATCAATATCAAAAATGTAGATCATTTTAACACCTTAACTAGTATTGTATCAAGATTTAACCTTCCTGTCAATGCATTTTCTGTGGTTTTTATAGATTCCCAAAACTCCTTTTGCGCTTTTTTGTTAGATATTTTCTTATCAAGAACAGATTTTAATGACTCTTCTGGTTTTCTTAGAGTTTTTTGGAGTGATAATGCCTCATCAAACCCTTCAATAGTAGTCCCTTTAACAGAAAATCCTGATTCATCCTTAGAAATATACAAACCAAGCTTTTTTGTCTTAGTATTGAAAACCCAAAGACGAGATGCTCCTATAATATCTGCTGGATTTATACTAACAAGCTTATATTGAATGTCTTCTTTCTTATAATTTAGCTTTAAAACCTTTTTATTAGCAGGAACAAGCTTCTTTTTTCTAGTCTTTTTAACAGTTTTTGTGTTATTAGAGTAATTATCACAATCTTTTAGTATATTTGATACAAAATCTAGATATTTTGTTAGTTCTTTCTTACTCCAATGTGAATATGATTCTTGAAGTTGATCATCTTCTTTGTTAATAGTAGCAGATATTTCATTATATAAAGGTGTATAATGGTCTTTAATATGACTTATGTATATTGATTTGATTGAACTTGATGCTAACCAATCATAACATTTAAACTTAGACTGTTTAGTTTTAATAAATTCATCAATATGACCTTCAATTTCATTAATATATTGCGTTGCTTGATCAAAAACTCTATCTTGTATAGTAGTTTCTTTCTTTTCAAGTGTTATTGGTTGTGTTGGTGATGAAACTTCTTTAGATTTTTCATAATTTAGTATAAATGAAAGTTTATTTTCAATTATATTGTTTTGTGCTTCTGTTAATACTGCACCTCTTTCTTTCATTCTTAGGATAAATCCTAGATTGGTAAAGGTATCATCATTGATAGAGGACACCTTTTCCAATATTTTCTTGTCGTATTTGTTATGTTTTAGATATTCTAATACATATTTTTTAGAATCTTTTGCATCTTTTATATTAGAATACCAATTTAGAGATCTAATAAATGACATTTCTCCCTTAGAGCCGAAAATTGGCTCTTCGCCAATAAACATAAACTCAGCTTGCACTGATGGCTTTTTACTCATAATATATTATCCCATAAGTTAAGGTTCTAGTAATTTTTTATAAACTTCATTTATAAATTTAGTTGAACTTTTAGTTTTTTTGCTAATTATTCCATAAAATCCACATTGGATTACCCAATCAGCATATACATGTGGGTCTGTAAGAATTGCTGTAAAATTATCTTCACTATGTATTCCTTCATAAGGATCACTTTTATAAAGTATAATATGATAACAATAACCTAAATTTTCAGTATACTCACCTTTTTGTTTTCTTTTATAATTAAAAGTTTTTATGGAGAGTTCTTCATGACTTTCATCTTCAGGCATAAAACAGATTCCATCTATTTTAGAGTCGAACATTTCTTTTAAAGTTTCTTTCATTGTTTTTGTGTTAATATTTGATTCCTCCGAACCCTGACCATGATCCATTCGTTATAATATTTATCAGGGTGCAACAACACCTCATAGTGAAATTGATAATAAGCTTCCCAATAAGAACATTCAGATTTAGTTTTACATAATTTTAAAATAGTTCTTTCAAAATTATCTTCACCTAAAGTTTTTACATCAGATTTTAAACTTTCACTTGAAGACCAATAAGATTCCCAATCAGAACTAACAAGAACTCTTTTCTTTTTCTTGTTTACCTGTTTAGTTTTTTTAAATTGAAAAAGTTTTTTACCTATATACTTCTTCCCTGTTATTTTATTTTCAATTAAGTATACATATCCAACATTTTTTCCTATTTGATCTGGATTAAATTCAGTTCCTTCTATAATCCAAACCATTATTACATCTCATCTTCCCAATAATTTGGAGCATCATCGGAATATTCGTGGTAATCTTCCTTTTCATTCTCATAAACTTCTTCTATCTCTTCCCCACAAAAAGGACATATAATATTTTCTTTTTGCACAACAAGATCTTCAGAAAATTCTAATTTAAATTCTGACTCGCAATTTTGACATGCTGTTGTTATTTTTTTCTTAGACATTTAATTTCCCTTTATTGTTTAACTTTACTATTTATCCATATTATATTCTTCATATCTAATAATATCGTCTTCACCAAGATAGTCCCCAATTTGAACCTCGACAATTTGAAGAATACCTTCACCCTTATTTGATAGTCTATGCTTTGCTCCAAGAGGAACATAAATTGATTCGTTTCTATTAACCAATTCTTCGTGTTTATATTTATCGGTTTCAATATAAACAGTAGCGACTCCTTCAACAACAACCCAATGCTCAGACCTTTGAGAATGAGTTTGAAGGCTCAAAGATTTACCAGGCATTACCTCAATGATCTTTACTTTCTTGTTGGAATCTTGATAGGTAACTTTATAATTTCCCCAATGGCGATTACCAATTTCAAAATGCCAATTCTTATATCTATTAAGAATCCAAGATGATGAATTAATTTTATCTCCACCTAAATTCCATGCCAATTCAATACCATTTTCTTCACAGAACTTTTGTTCTAGTGTAGGAGTTGAATTGGGTTTACGATCTCCACCATTACCAAAGATAAATTGTATTTCTGGTACTTGTCCTTCTGAATAGATTTCACCATGATCAAAAAGAACAATTTCTCTAAAATTAAATTGATACTGTTCTTTCTTTGAAAGGACTTGTTTAATTCCATTTAATGCAGAACCATTTTCATCATCTTCAAAGATAAAAGCCTCATCAACATCCTTTAGTGAGGAGATAATCTTTAATCTTTCATCTTGTTCAAGAAAGTTAATTCCTTTCTTTTTCTTTAACCAAGCATCAGAATTCACACAAACTACTAGATAGTCAGCCATTTCTTTTGCTGTTCTTATCATATCAATATGTCCACAATGTAGTGGGTCAAAACCTCCTGACAATATCATTATTCTTTTAGTATCCATACGATTACCCATATTTTTTAACAAATTCTCTACATCTATCCACTTCAGCATCTATTCTTGCCCAACGCCACTCATCAGAAAGGAATGCAGGACCATATTTTTCACTTTCCTCTATCCTTTTTCTTAATTCTTCTTCTTCCTTGGCCCTCTTAATGGAATATTGCTCATATTCTTCTTGAGTTGGCTTTCTTATATGTTTATTGAATCGATTAACAAGTTCTTCAGGCAATTTAGTATAACCTACAGAATATTCACTAAAATGAGTTACTTCTGGAGTAACATCATTTGTAACTGGATTTAATTTATATGAGGGGTCAATAAGATCCCCTACACAAGCCATTAATTCCTTATCCATGATTAGCAAATTCTCCATGAAGTTGTTCTCTTAATTTTTTTACAGCAATTTCAGCTTCTTTAATATCTATAAAACACCCTAAATAAAGTTTTTTACCTTCAAATGTTAAACGTGCTTCCCATTTTTTATTTCCCTTATTCCAAGAAACTCCCTTAACCCCTGATGTATTAGATTTAGTAATTCCTTTATTACGTTGTTGTTGGTTTTGATCAGCCTCTCTAAGATTTTCTATTCTATTATCATTCTTATTTTTTATATGATCAACAGTCAGGGGAAATTTAGGAAGATATCCATTATGATACAAAAATATAATCCTATGTGCTCGCCAACTCTTACCTAAAATACTAACCCTAACATATCCAGAATAATTATCAACACAACCTGCAACTTTCCCAATTAAATTTTTATTTTTAGGATGGTATTTCCAAATAAGATTTCCATCTTCTCTATATTCAAACAATTCTCTTACTATTTTCTGTGTTAATTCGCCCATACGTCTTTCCACCCTCCAGATAATGCACCTTTAGCATATGCCGTTGCTCTATTTTCAAAAAAATTAGTATGCTGTGGTGCTGAAACCATTTCATCAACCCAAGTCAAAGGATTCTTCTTAACTTTATATATTCCCTTTAATCCCATAGAAATCAATCTACGATCACAAATATATCGAATATAGTTTTTAAGATCATTAATATCTAATCCTTCACACTCTCCCATTTTATAACAAACTTCAATAAAGGAATCTTCAAGTTCTACCATCTTTTCTGCAATAGTATACAATTCAGATTTAAGTTCGTCTTTCCAAATATCTCTATTCTCTTCAATAAACTTTCTAAATACTTTAATCATTGCTTCACAATGTAGTTGTTCATCAAGAATAGACCAAGAAATAATTTGTCCCATACCTTTCATCTTTCCTCTGCGTGGAAAGTTTAGAAGCATTACAAAAGAACTGAATAATTGCATTCCTTCTGTAAATGCTGAGAATAATGCCATCTGTTGAGCGATATGATTTTCATCTAGTTTTGAAAACTGTTCTATATACTCATGCTTATTCTTCATTTCCTCATATTCCATGAATTCAGCATATGTAGCTTCAGGCATTCCTAAAGTTTCAATTAGATGAGAATATGCAGCAATATGAACTGCTTCTCTAGCAGCAAAACCAAGAAGCATCATTCTTAATTCTGGTTGTTTCAAAACAGGGAGATAATTATTTACATATCCTCCAGCAACATCAATATCTGATTGAGTAAAGAAACGGAAGATATTAGTGAGAAAATACTTTTCTTCTTTAGTTAGTGCATTTTGCCAATCTTTAATATCTTGAACGAGTTCTACTTCTGTATGTAGCCAATGCATCTTTTCATGCATTAACCAATAATCATAAAACTCTGGATAACTAAAAGGTTTAAATGTAGTTCTAGAATCTGTTAGTTTTAATTTATTTTTAGCCATATCAATCCTTATTATTAGTATCTTTAAATTCTTCTTTCAGATCTTGAATCAAAGTTCTTATGTTTGTTCCAAGATACATATACGTCTTTCCATATTCTAATTCAAATTCAGTTAAACATCTTTTTAAGATAGATTTTAATCTTTGTTCTTCAGTTATCATATCACACATCCATATTTTTCATATTAATCTCTAATATATATTCATCAAAGAATATTTCCACAATTACGAATGACATGCAATGCAATCATCACCGTTAATAATATCATTAAGGTTAATTTCTTCAATTATTTGTCTTTCTATCTGTCTTGATACTTTATCTGCCTTCTTTAAACTATCTGATCTGCAATAATATAATGTAGGAAGTTTATGTTTCCAAGCCATAAAATGAATAGCATGTAAATATTTAATATGAGAATCCGGTCTAAAGAATAGATTTACTGATTGTGTTTGATCAATAAACTTTTGTCTATCAGAAGCAAGTTCTACTACCCATCTTTGATCAATTTCCATAGCAGTTTTAAATACTTCTTTTTCATCTTCTGAAAAGATGTCCATATGTTGGATTGAACCATCATTAGAAATAATATCCAACCATACATCATCATAACTTATTTTTGCATTTTTTTCAAGCTTTTCTTTAATCAATCCGTCTAATACATGATTTTTATTTAGGTGTGAACCTGACATTGTATCTTGACGATAAGCATTGGCTCTAATAGGTTCAATGGAAGGACTAATATTACCCATAATAATAGAAGTAGAAGCTGTTGGAGCAATAGCCATTACATGACTAAATCTCTTATAACCTTTACCACCACCAGAAATATAATCCATACAACTTCCTCTTTCTTCTCCGATTTCACTATTAGCAATATCTAAATGATCTCTAATATTCTTGAATATTTGCATATTCCTAGATTTAGCTAAAGCTGATTCAAAAGGAATATTATTTTGTTGTAAGTATGTATGGAATCCTAATACACCAACACCAATAGCTCTTTCCATAGCTGCCGAATAAGAAGCTCTTGAAATAGCATCTGGAGCCTTAGAAATAAATTTACTTAAAACATTATCAAGCATTTCTGCAATATCTTTGAAGAATTGATAATTATCTTTATATTCGTCATAATATCTTAAATTAACAGAAGATAAACAACAAACAGCAGTTCTTTTAGAATCTGTAGGTAGAAGGATTTCAGTACAGATATTACTTTGTTTAATTGATAATCCTAGATTCTTTTGAAAATCTGGCATTTGTTCATTAGCAGTATCAATGAACAACAAAAATGGTTCTCCATTTTGCATTCTCATTTCAATAATCTTCTGCCACAATTCTTTTGCAGATACTGTTTGTTTAATATTATTAGGATTATGATGATCAAATAAATCCCAAGAATCATCAAAATTAGGATCAATCATACATTGTTCAATAATACTCATAAACTTATCAGTTAGAATAATACCATGATGTAAATTTAAACACTTTACATTTTGATCACCAGTAGGTTTCCTCATTTCCAAAAACATAAGAACATCAGGATGATCTATTTTCAAATATGCTGCATAAGAACCTCTACGAGTTTCTCCTTGACGATAAGCAAGACAAGAAGCATCATATATCTTTAGATGAGGCATTACTCCAACCGACTTATCATCAGCAGAACGAATATCGACACCAATACCAACTCCTCCACCTAGCATAGAAAGAGTATTTACTTCAGAAAGAGTATCTACAAGACCGGAAGAAGAATCTTGCATATATGAAAGAAAACATGAAATAGGAAGACCGTTCTTAGATTTACCATAAGATAAAATAGGAGTAGCAAAAGATAACCAATGTTTAGAAGAATAGTCATATAATCGTTGTGCATGTTCTTTATTAGTAGCAAAAGAATTAGCAACAAAAGCAAATCTTTGTTGTGGAGATTGCTCTTCTTCTTTCATATAAGATTCTTTTAATCTTTTAATTCCAAGTGAATCAAATAAATTATCTCTCTCTGGTTCTATGTTAATTCCTAGATATTCCATATTTTATCCTTTATTATTTAAGCTAAATTGTGTTTTTGTAAAATTGACTTTATATCCGCTGGAGAAAATGTACTAGGTTTTTGAATCTTTCCAAATTCATTTTTAATAACCTTTCCATTTTCTGAAATCTTACTCATATTACTACGAGATACTTCATCCCAAACTTCTTGTAATGGTATATTTAGTGTTTTTGCTAGAATGACTAATTCTTTCAATAGTGTAATTACAGAATATTCTATGTAATCCTTATTTTGTAAGTTATACTCTAATCTAACTTTTACATATTCTTCAATAATATAGCATACTGTTGATCCTACATCATTTGGTTCAGATTCTGCAAAATCTATCCATTCTTTAACATTTTGCCAAATTTTTATCAAATCTAATTCTAGACTGATACAAAAGCCTTCAATAACCCAGATCGAATCAGCAATACCATCAGCAATACCAACAATATTATTTAGATCATATTCTTTAATGGTTTCATGAATAACTTCTTCGGTAATCAATCTCATATAAAGATTTGATTGAAAACTAAATCCATATTCTACTTGATCACCAGCCACCATAAAATCTCTAACGTCATTTCTAGTATTAATCATATATAATCTCACTTGTTAAATTTATGTTCGATATCTGCTCTATGTTGTTTCCAACCTCTAAAATTCTTATTAAATTTAGTATCTTTTGTTGGAGTTGCTTGATGTTCAGTAGGACTAGCATGAATTGGAATAGACCCAACTAAATCTTCATATAATTTAAAATCTTTTTCTTTACTAGGAACCTTTCCATCATGAGTAAGATAACTCACCCTAGCACATCTAGAAGATGACATTTTAATACAATCATCCAAAGGGTAATCTATAAATTCTATGTCAGTTACATATGGTAAGTGCCATTCTCCATATTTTAACTTATCAGGAATATTTCTAAGATAAATTTCTAGCATTAGATCTGCAAGAACTTTAATTTCAGGTTGTGCATCTTTATGACAACGAAGTTGAAAAAAATTTTCCCATTCAGTAGATGTTACAATAGTCTTAGTATACATCCAAGGTTCAATTATTCTATTAGCAATCTGTTTATGTAATCCTAACTTACACAAAAGATATGCAAAAGAAACCGCACTAATG